TATAATGATAAAAAATTTATCACAAAAGAATATATAGAAACCCTCGCGTAAGGATAGCTAAAAACCATGGTGACACTGGTGACAATCGTTATAAGCATTGAAATTACTGAGATATAACGTCATCAAGCCATTGGTGACAGAAAATAAGGCAATAGCTATAAGCATTGAAATAACTACGTTAAACCGTCACCATGTTATTTGGTGACACTCGAAAATAAATAATAATGCATAAAGGGTTATTTATATACGCATAGTATGAGGAGTAATAGCATGATACCGAAAGCTAAGAAAAGCAAAAAACAAAAAAGACCAATCGAATGGCTGGAGAGAGAAACGAATTGGATATTTCCTCGAGGCGTACATGAGTCTGCTCGGAGAAGTATGGGACCAGAGGTGCACGGTCAATCAGATGATAGACGGAACGAAAGACATGACTGGTCACGACATAAGGCAGCTAGTAGACGATATGATTAAGTATGGGAGGTAGCAGATGAAGTGCAAATTATGTGGAAAGAGAATCAACGAGTACGGAAAGTACAGTGCAGTAATCGGCAAAAATGAAGTGAACCTCTGCATATGGTGTTACAGGAAAACGCAGAGAAATAACGAGATTTTAAAGGAGCAGAAATGAAAAACACACTATTAGATTTAAATAATCATCTTTTCGCTGAGATTGAAAGGCTTGGCGATGAGGAGTTAAAAGGAGACGCTCTAGCAGAAGAATTGCAAAGGGCATCCGGAATTAGCAATATTGCTAAGAATATCATAGAAAATGCAAATGTGACTTTGCAGGCGACAAAATTCATGGACGACCACATGAACGCAGATTTGAAAGTCCCTAAGATGCTCGTAGGTAATTCTCATGACTAAGTACACGGAAGAAGAGCATGCTTTTATGCGAGAGTTTGTCCCAGGGCATTCTTACAAAGAGATTAAAGAGGCTTTTGAGGCAAGGTTCGGACGCAAGACGTCTAAAAGTTTCCCTAAAAGCTATATCGGGAATCACAAATTAAATACTGGAAGGACTGGCCAATTTGGAAAAGGCATCATTCCTCCAAACAAAGGCAAAAAAATGCCAACTCATCTCTATGAAAAGGCTAAGCACACAATGTTTAAGCCAGGGAGAATGCCACAGAACACTGATCCGATTGGAACAGAAAAAAACATAGATGGATATGTGTGGGTTAAGGTTAATGACATACACAATGCAAAGAAGTCAGTTAATTGGGTGCAAAAGCACAGGCTGGTCTACGAAGTGAGTCATGGTCCAATCCCTAAGAATCACGCGGTAATATTTCTTGATGGAAATAGACAGAACTTTAATCCAGATAACTTACAGGCAGTATCTAGAGGCACATTGGCAAGGCTAAATCAGAATGGACTTATATACCAAGATGCTGAATTGACTAAGGTCGGAGTTAATATAGCAAAGTTAATATCAAAAATGACTGAAGCAAAGAAAGGCGAGGAAAAACAATGCAAAAAATGACAATATACATCAGCGGTAGGATTACCGACTATGACGACTACGAGAAGACTTTTAACGAGGCAAAGGAAATTATCCTTGACGATTATCCTGGGGCAGAGATTATTAACCCAGCTGAAATAGTATTGCCAGCGGTCTGCGATTGGGAGGACTACATGGCGATATGTTTAAGGCTTTTAGGCAAGGCAACGCATATCTACATGCTGGACAATTGGGTGCACTCGAGAGGCGCTTGCACGGAGCACTTATACGCACTCAAGAATGGCATAGAAGTTTTATGGCCAGAAAGTTCGCCATACAGATAGGAGCATGCGATGGGTAATAGAACGAAAGCACTGAAATATATTGCAGATCACTATGGATACATGGGTCAGAAGGATATGCTGATAGAAGAATTGGCCGAGCTTATACAAGCTCTTAACAAGTTCGAAAGGTATGAGCACGAGAGTGGATTCCTTGCTAATCTGATTGAGGAGGTTGCTGACGTAGAGATCATGTTAGCTCAAGTCAAATATTTGCTAGGGATTAATGAGCGAGTAGATCATGCAAAGTTTTTCAAGGTCGAGAGGCAAATAAAGCGAATCGAGGAAGAAGGCACGGAGCGAGGTGTATAGCCATGGTGGACTACGAACAGATTAAGCAGCTTAAAGCATTGCGCAGGGAAGCAGAGGGGTTGAAGTATTCTATTGACCATGCCAAGCCAGAAATAGTCACAGACTACTACAAGGACTATAGGAGTGGTCGAGGAATCCCAAAATCGCTTGTAGGAGTCGATTTTGACTGGAAAGGTATATCGAGTAGGGAGAGACGGTTAAAACGCAAGCTAGACGAAATTAGCAAGCTAATTGAGGCTATCGAAAGGGAGATAGATACTGTGGACGACCCAGATATGAGGACGATACTTCGAATGTATTATGTTGAAGAACTGAGTTACAGAGAAATCGAGGAACAAGCATTTATAAGCAAGTCGGCAATACAGCGAAAACTAAAAAAATTCGCTGAGGATGTAAGTTGGGACAAATGGGACAAAAAACTGTGATATATTGTATTTAGCGAAAAGGGAATTGTGGCTTCCTCAAATTATTTCTCATATAATAACTCGCAGAAGGCGCTCAAGATTGGGCGTCTTTTGTGATATGGGAAATATTTTTATGCAAAAGAATATATTTGTGGTATAATTCATTTTGAAAGGATGAGTTATACAAGGAGACGCGAGGAATGATTAATCCAATAACTTTAAAAACAAGTCAAATGATAAAAGATTTGTTAGAGGAACTTGAGAAGCTTTACGATGCTGATTGCTTATATCTAAACGGTCCCATAGAACCTAATCTGATTAATTTTGCCAGAGAAACGATAGATTTAACAAGAAAAGAAGATAAAAGGCACACAAAACTTTGCGTAATTCTCACAACCAATGGTGGTGACGCAATTACAGTGGAGAGGCTTGTTAATATTTTTAGATATAATTATTCCGAGGTTGACTTTATCATCCCAGACCACGCTTATAGCGCTGGAACAATATTATGCATGAGTGGCGACAATATCCATATGGATTACAATTCTGTACTAGGTCCAATAGACCCACAAGTTCAGAATAAAGAGGGGCGTTTTGTCCCTGCACTTGGATATCTTGGCAAAATAGAGGATCTACTAGTAAAAGCTCAAGCTGGAACTATAAGCGAAGCTGAATTTCTCATTTTAAAAGATTTTGACTTGGCGGAAATTAGCCTTTACGAACAGGCGCGAGATTTAACAGAAGACTTACTGGTTAAATGGTTAGTTCAGTTTAAATTTAAAAATTGGGGGACTCATTCTAGTAACGGAATGGGTGTATCAGAGGATGAAAAAAGAGAGCGTGCGAAAGAAATTGCTAAGGCGCTATCAGATTATTCTCGATGGAAATCACACGGTCGTCCGTTGAGTATTGAGGTTTTATCAGAGCTGAAACTTCAAATTGAAGATTTTGGCCAGAGCCCTGATAAACAAAATCTGATTCTTGAATGTCATAACATGTGTGAAGATTTTATGAGACTGCAGCAAATAGATGCAATTATTTTCACGAGGAGGACGTTGTAATGAAGAAGAGAAATATAGTTGACGAGATAAAAAAAATATCTGGAGCTAAGATTCAATCAAATCGCATCCCGTTGGAAGGAGCCCTTGAGATAACTGAAAAAAGAGGATTCAGAGGGCTAAGCATTAATGATCAAAGATTATGCAATTATGGTAAAAACTGTAGCTATTCAACAGGAAACAATCACTACAATTAAGATATGACTGTTAATATTTTAATAACCTAAAGACACTTCGAAAGAGGTGTCTTTTTTCATACTTACAAAACAGACGAAAAGAGAGGTGGTGAGGCTTGGCTGAAAAATATGAACTAGCAAAACAGGATTATATGAACGGCATGAAATACAAAGACATTGCCGACAAATATGGCGTTAGTCTCAACACTGTCAAGTCGTGGAAGAAGAGATATAAATGGGAGCGAAAAGGGTGCACACAAAAAAAGAAAAAGGGTGCACACAAAAACTCTATTGCACAACTCGGGAACAAAAATGCGACAGGAGCACCAAAGGGGAACAGGCGAGCTGAGAAATTTGGGTTCTTCTCTAGATTCCTGCCGGAGGAAACTCTAGAGATTGTGACCGCGGTTGAGCAAGCCAATCCACTTGATTTATTGTGGCATCAGATACAACTTGCTTATGCTGCGATTATAAGAGCACAAAGGATTGCTTATGTTGAAGACCAAAGAGACAAGACAGTCGAGCAGGTCGAAGCCAAGGCAGGAGCTACGATAGGGTCTAAGTGGGAAGTGCAGCAGGCTTGGGATAAGCAAAATAACTTTCTCAAGGCGCAAGCTAGGGCCCAGGGCGAATTAAGGAACCTGATTAAGCAATATGACGAAATGCTTCATAGGGATTGGGACCTTGCCACGGAGGAACAGAAGGTGCGAATTGCGAAACTTAAAGCTGAAACGAGTAGAATCGGTGGAGATGATGAAGTTGAGTTCTTAGATGATATAGAGGGGGATGTATATGGCGATAATAAGGCGTAAGACAATCCCTTTTAATTTTTCCGAAAAACACAAGGAGTACATGAGGCGGACCGCTGAATGCATGTATAACATTGCAGAAGGAGCAATAAGAGCTGGCAAGACTGTAGATAATGTATTTGCCTTTGCACACGAGCTCAAAACGGCTAAGGACAAATTGCATCTTGCTACTGGATCTACTGTCGCAAATGCCAAGCTTAATATTGGCGATGCGAATGGCTTCGGGCTTGAATATATTTTTCGTGGACAAAGCAGATGGGGTAAATATAAAGACAATGACGCACTTTTTATAAAAGGACCATCAACAGGTGGCAGACAGAAGGTTGTAATCTTTGCGGGCGGTGCGAAAGCAGATAGCTTTAAAAAGATTCGAGGCAATTCGTACGGTATGTGGATTGCTACAGAAATCAATTTGCATCACGATAACACTATCAAAGAGGCATTTAACCGTACTGCTGCGGCAAGTAAACGCAAATTCTTTTGGGACTTGAATCCAGATAATCCAAATGCAGATATTTACACTGAGTATATAGATAAATACTCAGAGAAAGCGGCAAGAGGAGAATTGCTTGGTGGATACAACTACCAGCACTTCACGATTGACGATAACATTAACATTTCAGAGCAAAGACGAGCCGAGATAAAGAGTCAGTATGATCAGACCTCGATTTGGTATAAAAGAGATATTCTCGGATTAAGGTGTATAGCCGAGGGGCTTATATACAGGAATTTTGCAGACAACCCTAAAAGGCATATTTGGACGGATTCAATTCCTCGAATCATGAATATCTACATCGGAGTCGACTTTGGTGGAACAGGCTCTGCACATTCTTTCGTGGCAACAGGGATTACATCCGATTACAAGAATGTGATTAGTTTGCTATCGAAAAGGATTCCGTGTACAGATGCTGAGATACCACCCACGATGTTGGAATCGATGTTTTGTGACTTTGTTCGTGAAGTCATTAACCGATATGGTACCGTTACAGACATATTTTGTGACAGCGCAGAACAAACACTTATTGCAGGTTTTAGACAGGCATTAAGGCAAAACGGACTTGGATGGATACGCATTCATAATGCACTGAAAGACGAGGTTAACAACAGAATCAACCTTACCGCTAGGCTGATGGCTCAAGGGCGGTTTTTTTATGTCGAAAATTTAAGCGAATCGTTGGTGCTAGCTTTGAGTACGTGCATCTGGGACCCAAAGGAAAAAACAAAGAACATAAGACTTGATGACGGAACTAGCGATATAGACTCACTAGATAGCTTTGAGTATACAATCGAGCGTTTCGCAAAGAGATTGATAGATTATTAGGAGGCAGTATATGTTTCACAGAATAATAGAGTGGATTAGAAAGGTTTTTAAAGAGCGTGTGGCACAAGGAGAGGTCCTTAGCACGATTATTTTAGATGATAATACAATCGATTGCATAGAATTGTGGTCTGCGATGTATGAAGACAAAGCACCCTGGATAAAGGATGATGTGACAAGCACGGGCATTCCCTCTGCAGTGTCATCTGAGCTGGCAAGACTTGTTACGCTTGAGATGGAATCGGAGATTATCGGAAGCAAACGAGCTGATTTTCTGAATGTGGCATATAGAAAGGTTTTATCAGGGCTAAGGATTCAGACTGAGTATGCATGTGCGCTTGGGGGAATTATACTCAAGCCTTTTGTACAGGGTGATACAATATCCGTTGAGTTTATCCAAGCAGATAGATTTGTGCCTACTGGATTTAACGGTTCCGGACAGATAACCTCTTGTCAGTTTGTTGAACAGGTGGTTCGTGACGGTAAGATATACACGAGAGTCGAATCACATGATTTTGATGGAAAGTATTGCATTATTCAAAACAGAGCATATGAGAGCAAGCAAAAGGGCGTGCTTGGTCATCAGATAAATTTGACTGATGTTCAGGAATGGGAGAACCTTGAAGAGCGCACGACAATTAAAAATGTGCCGGGTGTATTATTCTCATACTTCAAAATTCCACAGGCAAACAACAAGAATAGGCAAAGTCCATTCGGAGTATCTGTATATTCAAAAGCCGCTGAACTTATTAAGCAGGCAGATGAGCAATGGGCACGTATCATGTGGGAGTTTAAGGGTACAGAGCTAGCCGTAGATATGTCAGAGTCGCTGTTCAGAAAGGACAGTAACGGAAATACTATTTTGCCATCTGGCAAGGGGCGACTATTCCGTCAGTACAGCATAGATACGGGCATATCCGAAAAACCTTTTTATCAAATTTTTAGCCCTGAGATAAGAGACTCAAGCTTGTTTAATGGCTTTAATCAGATACTAAGACGCATTGAGTTCGCATGTGGTCTAGCGTATGGTACATTATCCGATGTCCAGGACGAGGACCGAACGGCTACAGAGGTTTTGTTTAGCAAACAGAGATCGTATTCATTCGTATCTCAGATTCAGGAGTCGCTACAGAACGCACTAGAGGATTTAATTAAGGCGATGGATGTATGGACGAGCCTATACAAGCTCGCGCCAGCAGGAACATACGATGTGTCGTTTAACTTCGATGATAGCCTGATTGTTGATAGCAAGACAGAAAATCAGCTGATGATGCAAGAGGCTACGTCCGGACTAATTCGAAAAGAAATCTATTTGATGAAAAGGTATGGCGTAACAGAGGACCAGGCAAAAGAGATGCTGCCTGAAACTGTGAGAACGCCTGAGGAAGAGTAATGCTTAGCCCTGAATACTTGGCACAGTGCACATCCTATCTGCTAGGGATGATGGACTTGGTTAATGAGCAGCTTGTTGCAGATATTGCGAGACGAATCGTTAAGACGGGAGCGTTGACCGAAAGTGCACAGTTTGAGGCGGAGAAACTAACGCAGCAAAACATACTATATAAAGATATTGTTAATAGCATATCTAAGGTATCGGGCTTGACGGAAGCTGAAATTACTAGAGTCTTCGAAGAGGCTAATTTTGAGAACATGGAAAGCGAGAACCTCAGAGCTGCAATAGCAGGAAAAACACCTATAGATCATGCGTCAAATGTTGCAATGGGTAACTTGCTATCATCTCATATAAGAAAGACTAAAGGAGTGGTTAAGAATCTTACGAGGACTACTGCTAGTCAAGGACAAAACGCCTTTATTAACGCCGTTAATCTTGCCAATATGCAGGTAAGCTCGGGCGCCTTTACTTATGATTCTGCTATTAAAAACGCAATCAAGCAGGTCGCAAAATCAGGACTTACTGTACAATATCCCACAGGCCACATCGACAAGCTCGATGTTGCAGTACGCAGGGCAGTGCTCACCGGAGTCAATCAGTCTTCTGCTGAACTAAATATGCTATACTGCGACGAAATAGGTACGGATTTAGTAGAAGTTACCGCACATTCTGGAGCGAGACCGTCACATGCGGATTGGCAAGGTGGGGTATACAGTCTTAGCGGTAAAAGTAAGGGATATGGCTCTTTTTATGACATTACGGGCTACGGTACGGGCGAAGGACTTTGTGGGTGGAACTGCAGACATAGTTTTTATGCCTATTATGAAGGGACTGAGAGAACTTACTCGAAGGAATTCCTAGATAGTTTGGATAGCAAAACCTATAAATATGGTGGCGAGACATATACTAATTACGAAGCAGGACAGAAGCAGAGATCATATGAAAGAGCAATTCGAGCAGAAAAGAGATACTTGGCTGGCTTAAATTCTGCTTACAACGAGACAAAAGATGATACCTTAAGACAGAGCCTAAAATACGAGATGGAGAGCTCTGCGGTTAATTTAAAGCGTAAGGAAGCAGAACTAAAACATTTCTGCAAAGCTACTGATAGGCGCGTTGATACGACTAGATCTCAAGTTCATGCCATAAAGAATGCGTCCGGTAAGATTGTAGGATTTGATAGAAGTGCTGCACAAAGAGCAAGGAATGTAGCAATTAAGCACCATACAGATTGGTTAAAATCAATCGGAGCTGAAAGCAGCGAATTAAAAGTGCTTGACAAATACTATGATGCAAAATATAATAATTCTCCTGCCTATAAGAATCTAATGGATTATAGATTTTTAGTAAGCAAAGGAGAGATAAGCCCACTACTGAGTTATAAAGTATATGATGCGTATAGTAGAGCCGTGCAAAATAATTTAGTGGGAGTACAAACACCGTTAGGTTTACAGATAGAAGGATATGCGTCTCATTTTGTTGGAAGAGTGATTGGGAATTCGGCATTAAACCAGAAATATAATAGACCTGGTGTTTCAATTGAGGCTTTGATTGATTGCTTGAAATCGGGAAGAGTTGGAAAAGAACAAGTAAGCAAATTAGGAGAGCGCAGCATTCTTTTAAAAAGTGATAAATGCAACATAGCAATTAATCCGGATAAAAGAATACTGATACAGTGTAACTCTAAATAATTTGGGGAGGTGGAAATATATGGAAAGTATTTTGATTTATAAACCTGATGACTTCAGGTACTTGAAGAAATATTATAGTGAAGAATATCTAAAAAATGCATCGAAATCGGACTTCTTGGATGCTATGAATGAGAAAATCATGGAAGTAGGTTTTGATGATAAATTGGAATTTTATAATGACGAGGGTAAAAAGCTCCAGGAAATATATGACAATATTTACTATATGAATTAGTATC